TTTACTACCGCAAATACTGTGCGGCATAGCATAGTACCAGCGCTTGATGCGTTCAAAATTCCAGCCTCTGTGACAGCGCCAGTACCAACGCCAGTTCCAAAGGTAGCAGCGTAAGTCACCACAGCAGCCACAGCGGCGCTAGAGGTAAGAGCGACACGACCCAGTTCAGTGCCTAGCGTGGTGTCCCCGACAACAGGATCAACCGTTCCAGAGCCAATGGCCATGTGGCTCATAGCCGTGGGGGTGCCGACCATGCGGCCTGCTATAAAGCCCTTGCCCGCCGTAACAACCAAGTTGGGCACGTTCTTTTCTTCTTTGAGTTTGCCGTCTGGGCCGAACAGTTTGATCTGCAACTCGCCTTTGGCTTTGATGGTTTCTTGGATCATGACAATCTCCTATGCAAACGTGCGGTACTCACCGACGTAATCAGCTTCAAAATATGTCGGGTCACAGTACCCTTGCGAGATGACTGAACCTGACTCCGAAAACCCAAATGAATCTGCGACCGCTTTGGTGGTGGACTGTACCGCTGAATCCGCTGTACCTGCCGTGTCGGAGAGAATTTTGGTGGACGCTACAGCCGCAACGTCTGCAGCCGTTAGTGTATCCGCAAGTGCCTTACTAAAGCTAGCAAATGTGGCAGAACTCGCGCTAAACGCGTCTGCAAGGGCTTTTACCGCCTCAAGGGCTACGCTGTCAGCCACTCCAAGCGTGTCAGTTAACGTCTTGGCAATGTCAAAGAACCGAGCGTCTTCAATAGACGCCACGTTATTGATGTACTTCTGAAACGAGTAATCCGCGCCATCATTTACACCAACACCGTCGTTCATAGCAAAGGCGTCAGCCAGCACTTTATCTACGGCCCGGGATACCGCATCAGAGGTTGCTATCGTTTCCTCAAGATTCTTAAACGCGTCCTTTGTTACTGTAGTCGTAGCCACGGTCACAGTGTCGGCTACGGACCGCAACGCAGTCAGCACGATGTCAATGACGTCTACCACAGTAACAGAGTCTGCGAGTAGCTTTGTCACCTGCTTACGTGGACTGTCAGTCGGAGTGACAATATCCGCCTTTGCGTTGCTCAGAGCAAACCTAATGGCCTCAGTAGCAAATACTGCGTCTCTAATCTTCTTAAACAACCCAAGCTCGTCAAGAGCAGCGGAAGCTGCTATGGCCACATAAGACAGCGTAAAGCCAGCCTTTACAGCTGACACACTGGCTTGCGCTACTGCAGACGTTGTAGAGGCTTCCAGCGCGTCATACGCCACAGCAGCGGATACCGTTACAGCGGAAACGCCAACAGCGGCCTCCACCAAAGAAGTAGAAGCGCCAACCAGACTTACGCTGATATTAGCGCTGGTCATTAGAAGTCCTGACGCAACTTAAACTTGAGCAGGTCGTATACAGTTTGAACAGTGGTATCAGCAAACGTAATCTCAATTTCGCCTTCGTAGTCGCCCGGGTCTCCGTCAAGCGACGTAGGATCATCAGCCCAATCAAACACTACAACACCGCCAGCGCCGTCGGTTACATCGCCAACAATGGTAGAACGCACTGTAGTGGCCCCAACAGCCCGAAACTTCAGCCGAACCGTTGCGCCAGTAATGTTGATCGCAGAGCCGTTAGTGGAATCTGTCAGAGTAGTAACAAGGTTTGGGCGGGTGTCGCCCTGAACCAGTCGAATCTTTTCGGCCATGTGAGCTCCTTATGCCGCTGGGCGCTGACGCACCATACGGGGCACGCCACGAAAATCACGAATTCGAGCGTTGGTAATGGCCCGCTCGTACAAACTTTTGTGCATGCCAGCCAGAGCCACATCAGACCATTCTTTACCCGGAATCATGGCAAGCTGAGCAATTGCACCACTCACAATAGTGTCAGCAAAAGTTTCGTAAATCCAGTCCTCTACGCCCGTGCCAGAGCGATTTGGTTTAAGCACAGCGTATACCTTGAGCGCGGTGCGCTCTTCCGGTATCGGGAAGACGCGGATGCTGTTGTCGGCGTAAACCCAGAACTCGCGGGGCTCACCAGTCTCGGACAACTTTTCAGCGCCGATCAAGCGCAAGTCAGTGCGTGTAAGCGTATGTTCGCCGTACACCACAGAGATGATGTCTTCCACAAGCCCGGTGTCTGGATCGAGGTCATAGTCGACCGTACCAGCCACAACAGTGATGCCACTGATCTGCTCGCGCCACAGGTACGTGCGTGCGAAGAAATCGGACGCCGTAGACGCCAGATACAGTCTCAGACTTGGGTCTGGGCACCCGGGCAAATGCGGGGCCAGCAGTGGTAAAAAGTCAGCCCACAGTTTTGCCATTACGCAGCTCCCGGCTGCGATGCAGCGTTGGCCTGTGCAGACACGCCCAGAGCGCTCTGGAAGGCTTGGTAGTGAGCCACAGCACGTTGGGCATTGGCAGCGTACTCTGCGTCCTTGCTGTAGGCTCTGTAGAGCACATAGTCCAGCATGGCGTTGAAGTAGCTGTCGTCGATACGGATGACGTCAGCCGTGGCTGAGTTAATCAGCTGTGCTTCAGTCAATGTATGCGCCAGTGGCACTGACGCGTAAATCACCTCAAGGCGTGCCAGTGTCGTGGCTGGCGGGTATACCAGAAATTCTTTGGGCAAGCGAGGGTCAAACATGTAGTGCTGAATGTCTACAGTCTGAGTCTCTGCGTACCAGTTGCGACGCTGGTCGTCGAGCATTTTGCGGTTAACTATGCGGACCGCGCCTTTGGCAGACGTTGCAGCGGTGTTGCGCACAACTTCAACAACGCGAAGCGCCGAAGCAAACGTAGTGGTTACGACTTGTCGAGCCCCAGCTACGCAGGTAAATTCACCAGTCGCAGTGTTGGAGTCAGGGCGGAGGTTAACAGTCTCACGATAACTATCATTAATGTAATTCTGCAACTCCAATACAGGCCACCGTACAGCCGTGGTATCTTGGAGCAGTGTCTGCGCCCGGGAGATAAGGTCTACAACTTTTGCGGTGGCCATGGTCTACCTCACAGTTCAGGCTCTACATCAGCCAATTCTACCGCAGCAGGAGCTTCGGAGGTAAGTTCTGCTTTCTTGGCGCGTTTTGGCTTGGCTTCAGCCTCTTCAACAGCGGCGTTGGAGTGCGCGTTGGCCAGCTCTTGGCCTTCTGGGGTGTATTCCCATTCGGTGCCAATCATACGGGCCAAAACAACGATTTTGCCGTCGATGTTGGCGCGAATCTTGTTGTTCAGGGTTTCGCCGCCAAGGCGGGACATAAGCTCAAGTACGTTCATTCAATTCTCCATAAATTAAAAAGGGGCTCCGAAGAGCCCCTTTATTGTGCCACCGATTAGGCGCTGAGAACAGCACCCCAGTTTTCGTCACCCAAGCTGATGTAAGCACCAGACATGTTAGCAACCAAAGCCTTAGCGGCGTTCGCAGAACCGTTGTTGATCTTGCCACCAGTGGCAGGATACACGTTCAATGAGTTAGCCGAACTATTGACAATATAAACAACGTCACCAACAGGGCGCTCAGCGGGCAACTTAACGCCATCAGCAGCCGTACCTGTAGTTACGAAGTTAACGGCACCAGTCAGTGCAGTAGCACCGGCCTGAGTTTGAGTTGTGCCAGCGGTGGCTGTTTGGTAGCCGCCGATGCTACGAGAAAATTGAGTAGACATGAAAATCTCCAAAGAATAAGGGAATAGAAAGGGCCCCCGAAGGGGCCCAGTTCATCAGGTGGCGGAGCCGACGATAGCAGTCACCAAGGCTTCTGGCTTGACAGTCTTGCGACCATACACAGCCAAACCACGGACGATATCGCCGAAGTCAGTCTGGTTACGCAGAGGCTCAGTCTTGTTCACGGTCATGGCGAAAGACATTGCTGCCTTAGTACCAGCGACCATCAAACGACGGGCCTTAGCGTTAGACACAGCACCACCAGTGGAGGTAGCGCTCAAACCAGCAACCAGTGCCTTACCAGCTTCGCCGCGAGGCAGCAAGTTGGACACGTACACAGTGAAGCGGTCCAGCATACCGATCTTGCCGCTACGGATGGTCGACTGAGCGTCGCCAGTGAAGTAGGCTTGAGCGATGTTGGATTGCATCAACAGATGACGGTCGAAGGGGCTGATAACCAACCAGCGACCATCTTCAGGCACGTTCTGCTCGTCCAGCACTGTAGACATGCGCAGGACACCCTTCAGCACGTTCTCAGGAGTGGCTTGGTCGATAGGAGTTACGTCTGTGCCCAAGTTGTAGGCAGCAGAGATAGCACCAGCAGTAGCGCCTTCGTTGGCAGCGGCAGGGCCTTCAGTGACCATGTTGTTGAAGAACACTTCGTTTTCAATAGAAATCTTCAACTGCTTGGCAGCGTCTTCGGTAAACATGTTCATCAAGTTCATGTCGGACTGATAGGCCAACACGTCATTGACTTGCACGCCAAAGTACTTGCCCTTGGTCACTTGCATATCTTGGAAGATAGGAGTGGGGACTTCGTACGACAGGTTCTGGCCAACAGTGTAGTCAGAGATGCTGATCGAAGGGGCCAGACGAATACGGATGGTATCGCCTTGGTTCTTCAACTCGCCTTCGTAATCGGTGTTAGCGATTTCAGACAACATGGTGTTCTGGTAGAACTTGGCCAGCAATTTGCCGGACCACAGGGTGGGGATGAACGCGCCGGAGTACGAGGGGTTCGTGTTGAACGGCGATTGGACGGGATAAACTGCAGCCATGATGGCCTCCTAAAAATAACAGGTTGGGTTCAACGCTGTGTCACTGGTCACGCGGTTACGCGACCTTCCATGAACGCAGCATCAATTTCAGCTTCAAGTTTCTTTGCCGCGTCGAGTTGCCCTTTTGTCCCCAAGTCTGCTGCCTTACGGAACATTTTTTCAATGTCCGAGTTGGTGTAGACCTTACCCTTTTGAGAGGTAGGTGGGGCGCTTGTGGCACCACGATTCGGCTGAAGTTGACGCTCAAGCTCATCGGTCTTGTCGGCTTTTTGCTCTGCGGGTGCGACGGTCTGTTTGAACATCGCCACGTAGTGTGCAACACCTTCAGCATCGCCTCGGTTAAACGCTTGTTGTGCAACAGAAGATCGGGGGGCTCGGAGCAGCGGGTCCACTTCGTTGAGCCAAGCAATCCACTTGGGATTAGCATTGACTGCTTCAAAGTCCGGCACCATACGGTACAGGCGCTGCTCAAAACTTGCTTCAGACACTTGGGTGCCGGTACTGGTCAGCTGCTCGCGCAACTTCTCATTCTCGACTCTCATGGCGTCTAGCTCGCCTCGAAACTCTGATGCCACTTCGCGGGCAACTTTGCGTTGGACTTCAATCAAGTCCTGACCAAATGCTTCAACATCAGCATCAGTCACCAACTTCGTAGCAGCTGCGGGCTTAGCGGGCTCAACTGGCTTGGTCTCAGAGGCTTTGCGGAGGCTATCCACTTGTCCCTTGAGTTCACGCAAGTCTGCATGCAAGCGAGGCACTTCAGCGTCATACATACCTTTGAGGGTTTTGTACTTCTGCTGCCATGTCTCTTCCGCGACTACTGGCTCGGTCGGTGTCGGCGTTGGCTCAACAGGTTTTGGCTCAGCTTGCTGAGGCTGTGGGTCTTGGGGAGGCTCTGCTTGCGTTGGTTCAGGGTCTGCGGGTGCAGGATTCTGGCCCTCTGCGAGCTGCTTTTCCAGTGCTTCCAGTTCTCGTAACTGCGCTTCTACTTGTCTTGGCAATGCCATTCAATTCTCCTTGGGCTCCAACTCTGCTTCAGGCTCCTACTTCGGTCTGCCGTTCACATAATGGTTTGCTCGGATTTACAAAATTCGGATCATCTGATCCGGTCAAAAACCTCTGACGATTTTTCAACCGCTTCGAGGAAATCGGTTAAAACCTGAGCCTGACCTTGAAGGCGGTACAGTCGGTGCGGTTCTTCTGCCTGCATCAAAGAGACCTTGGTCTCCTCTAGCTTGGTTCGGAACAGCGCCAGTAGCGCTTCGTTTTCTTGCAGCTTGCAGCGAATTAACGCCTGCATGTGCTGCCGATCAGGCTTTTGGCCTATAAAAATCTTCATGTGTGGATTCTATACAACAAATTCAAAAAAAGTCAAACTCCGTTTGGTCGGGCTGAAATCATATTTCCTTCACGACCACCGACTTGGCTGCCGTCGGGCAGCATATTCTTTGGGGCTGGGCCCTGAGTCATGCCGGGAGCACCGGGTGCGCCGCCCTGCATTTCGCCCATGATCATGGCCAACTGCTCTTGGAGCTGAGCGTTTTGCTGCTGCAGATTCTGCATGGCTGTCAGTGTCGGACGGTCTGGGACGATCCGGTTGACGTTGCCGCTCAGGTTGCGAGCCTGCTCGCGCAGGAGCTCTGCCGCGCCGTCCATACCCACGATCTGCTGGGCCACCGGGCTGTTGAGCACGATCTGCAGGAACTCGTTGCGGCGGACTGCCTCAGCTTCCTTGACCACCAAGCTGGTTGCGCCCTTGGCCACAGCCTTGACGTCGCCGATCAGGTCTGGGTCTTTGCTGTAGCGCAGGTTGTCTTGGTACAGGCGCTCGATAGACGGCACGATGACATTGCGGTCAATGTTGCTGATCACCTGCTTGATGCCCTTGCCAGCGTTGCTGATCAGCATGGACAGGCCAGACGACGTACGGCCAGCGCCGGGGGAGCTCTCGCCAGTCATGTAGCGCGGGATCATGGTGTCTTCGTCGGCGCGGGCGCTGAACTTCTCGAACACGGACATGAGCTCGTTGGCATTGCTGTTTGGCTGGAAGAACTGCAGCGGCTGGGAGCCGTCGTTGAACTCAGAGCTCTGGAACTGCCAGATTTTCCAAGGGTACATCTCTGTGATGTCCTCGCCCGGGGGCAGGCGAGACACGTTTACAGCCACCTGTGGGCCAGAGCTGATGCCCATGTTGTTGGCCAAGCTGCGAGCAGCGGCGTTCACCATGTTCTGCGAGTCGCGGCACAAGTCGGCCACGCCCTTACCAGCTACAGCGCCCGGTACGCGCTCATACGAAGTCACGTAGTAAGGCTTGCGGCCCAGCGGGTCATAGTTCAACACAGCACGGATCACCGTGGAGCCTACCAGCCACACTTCGCAGGGGTAGTTCAGGTCTGGGTCAGGAATCTCCTTGGCAGACAGGCCCCAAGTCAGCAAGTCCTTACCCTGCACGCTGTCCCACATCTGGAGCGCGTCGATCAGGTCGGTCGTAAAGATGGTCTGGGTGGTGTCCTTGCCCTCGGCTGTCGCCTGAGCGCTGTCGGTCCACAGCCACTCGTTGAGGTTGCCAGACTCGAAGGAGTTGAGCACCGAGCGGATGGCGTCGTCGTTGTACCCGGGCACGCCGATCAAGGCCTGCAGGTCTTCACGAGTCATGCGGTGGCGCTCGACAATGAAACCGTCTTGGATGTCCGAGGACCATGGAGCCCAGTACAGCATGAACGGATCAACCCGCTCCCACTCGTTGCGAATCTCTTCGGACGGTGCCAGCTCACCGTTTTGCCACATCATGGTCTTGCGCTTGCGCTTGACTGGGCCCTTGAGCACGGCGTATGGGAATGTCACCACGTCGTCCAAGAACGCGTTCAGCGCGTCCGTCCAGCCACCCTCGATGAGCTGGTCTTCCATTTTCAGTTCCATGCGGTCAACACGGTCGTTGGCCTCTTCGCGCAGCTTGCGCATCGCTGCGTCTTTCATCAAGCTGGCGGTCTCACGCAACTGTGTGGGGTCTGGCATGGCCATACCCTGCTCCATAACGGCCTGCAACTGCTGCTGCATGCTGGCCATCAGCTCTTGAACGAGCTCTGGGGGCAGCGTTGGCTCTGGGGTAGCCTCAAGGCTCCACGGCTTGTCTGTGCCCACGCCCAGCAAGGTATCACGCAACCAGCTCGTAGCAGCGCGGCACTTCACCGATGTCAGCTGGATGTAAATCTCCGAGCCGCCTTGACGTTTGATGTCAGCAAGTTTGTCAGGATCGTACTCACCGTTGCGCTGGCGCAGACACTGCAGCATGCGCTCTTCGATGGTCCGTTTGGCTTCACGGGCAGACTCCCAGCGCTTGCGTGCGTGAGCGGCCAGCCCTTGGATCACAGGCTGAGCCTGCATGTCCGTGTTGCGTTTTTGCGACTCACGCTCCAGATCGGAGCTACGAGCGACGGGGATGAGTGCGATGCCTGTGGCCATAATTTAGTTCCAAGGAGTACCGGGAGCGGATGCGTTTGGTCCCGCAATGAGCAAAATTACAAACATTGAGGAACAAGAATTGTTGTTCGCACTTCCTATGGCAGTCGCTTCAATATCAGTCTTTTCTGGTATTGGGAGTGGGTACTCGAACGCGTAATCAGCTGTGCCGTTGTTAAGCGTAATTATTGCAGTAGTGCGGCGTATGCCGTCGGCAGTGGATGATACCAAACGACCTTCAATGGACGTAGACCCGGTGGCCTGACCCGCAGTAAACATACCCTGCATCAAATATCCTGTGTACCCGGCGGGGACTGTGTAGTGCCCAGTCACTGTGTCGTTGTAGTTTAATTTTATAAGGTTGTACACAGTAGCTGGAACACCAGCTGTAACGGTGCCTGTCCCGATATAAATATTACCTGCTGCGGTTTTTGCTGACCCGACGGTTGCAACGGTAGCGTAATTAATCCGAATGTAACTATTAACAGTCGTTACGGCTGTCTGACCGGTCAGAGCCACTACCTCAGAAATTTCGTTGTAGTCGGCGTCCAAGCCTTGAATCAAAACTGTGCGAGCCCCAGTACCAGCGCTTGTATCGGCAGCGTTGGCTGAGCTAACCTTCATGGGTATAGCCTCCGATGGGTGCGTCATAAGGCCCGTGTACGGCCAAACAGTGACTTCAGCTTGATCAACGTCACCGTTAAAACCAAAAACAGTTACGCTCCGGTGGCCGGGAATCTGCCCACGAGAAACCTGTAGGGCAAAATCTTCGTAACGTCGCTCAGATGTAATTGACGGGTAGAAAAAAGACATGGCTGTCTCCAAGAGTTATCCGATTGTACGCTGAGCTGTCAAGGGGTCAAGTGTAGGCATATGTGGACTTCTTCACCTCGCGCCTGCCGGTGTTGAGCGTGCCGCCCCGGATGTTCATGTCAATCACGGAGTCGGCGTACTGGTTGGCGTCGTGAACGTGAGAAAAGCTGTTTTTGTCTGGCTTGTCCTCCATCTCCCCCGACTTCTTGATTTTGTATCGGTAACCATACCGGAACCCCTTGACCAGCGTGGTGCATCCCGGGTCGATCAGGTACAGCGCTTTACCTTCTAACTGTTGCACAAGCAAGCGCTCGACAGCCTGAATCCGCTTCTCCGGGTCGTTTGTCGGTGGCCGCTGGCATTTGAACCCGGCCTGCTTAACTATATCCACCAACGACACTTCGCCCATTTGCTGCTTGGCGTACCCTGCTGGGTCCGGGGCCACGACGAACGAGCACCCCTGCATGTTGTTTGCAATGAACGGATTCAGTTTTGTCCGCAGGAACGTCTCGATACCCATGTTTTCCGACGTCAGCTCAGCCAACGTCACGACGCGCCCGCGTGGGTCGCGCTGCTTGAACACTGCTGCTGGCGTGCGTCCGAAGTCCAGACCGATGATGACCGGATAATCCTCGCTGCGGATCGGCTTGATTTTTTCTTTGGCCACGTGGAAATCGTATGTGAACGTCTTCTCGTACACCGGCGTCCCAGACAGGCTACGGCCATACTCCGAGCGCAGGTACACACGCAACCAGTCATCGGTCTTGCCCGGGATGATGTTGGGGTAGTACTGCTTGGGCAGGTTGTTGTAGTTGTCGCACTCAGGATTCACGGCCCACTCAGCGCCGTCCTTATCCAGCAGCACCTCTTCGGCCTCTTCGCCAAACTTCTCAAGGTACGCGTCTGGCTTGATGATCGCGGCGGGCTGCTTGTATATCGCCC